TTACCTTCTTTAATTTCTACTTTCCACATTTTAGTAAAATCCAATTCTTTTAACTTTTGGATTAGGCTACCTAGATTGTGTTTTGTTAGACTGAATCTCATAGTCAACCCATCCTTTCGATTTGAATACTATACCATCTTTTGATGTGGCTTTATACACCGCATCTGGAAATTCTTTTTTAATTAATTTAATAAATTCATTTACACTCATAACGGTCTCTCCTTGTAAGTTAAACTTTTTTCATCAAACCACAAACCAAATGTTCCCTCAAATGTATAGTTACGCTGCTTCTGAACTGTAAGGTAAGCAGTTGGTTCGTTTATTCTTTCTTCTGGGCAGTTCCCAGCAAACTTAAGATCTTCAACCTCACGATTACGAAAACATAATAAAATATTGTCACTTAAATTTCTAATATGGCTAGAACCTAATATGTTTGTTGCATCAGGTCTTTGATATTCATCTGACATTTTTCTAGTGTGACAAACTAAAAATACATGGATATTTAAATCTCTACAATATGCAGCTAATCTATCAATAAAATTTTTCTGGGCATCATAATTGTCTTCAGAGATGTCTCCCATCTTCATTAATGAGTCAATTACAAATACATCTATACCCAATATTTCTTTACCATATTGCAGAACAGCAAACATATCTTTAGAATCTGTCACACCTTGCTGATCGTATATATATAACTTTTCTAAATACTCATCGCAAAATTCTTTTAGAAATTTTTCAGTTGGGTCTGGAGAACCTAGCTTTTGCTGAACCATGCGTGACAAAGTTAAAACAGGTTTCATCTCCATGCTTGCTATAAGAACTTTTGTATAGTGCATCATGTATAAACAAATTTGAGATAGCATCATTGACTTACCATGTCCAGAAACTCCAGTAAAAATTGTAAGCTCACCATTACGAACTGCAAAATTACCATCAGCTTTTGCAAACGGTAAAGAATAACCTGAGTTTCGTTCTTCTTTGTAATACTTTACCAACTGCTCGTAATATCCATCAGTTGATTTAATCTTATAGTCTGCTTGAGTAAATGATCCAGTCTCTTCATCAACCTGATCTTTTGTGATGATGATGCGATCCATTAATTCACCTACGGTCATCTCTTTCATAACACTCTACCTCTTATTTGTGGGACTGTAACAACATCGTCTAAATACATTTTTTGGTTCAAATAGGTGGATGGATGCTGCACAAATCCTTCCTTCCATTGTTTTGATTGTTTAATACTTTCTAGATGTTTAATGATTTTATCAACCTCACCATCTAGCTTTTGCTTTTTCCATATACCATATGAATGATCCTTCTTTACTTTATTTGGATAACTATCCCAGAATTTTTTAAATGCTTCGCTATATACTTGGGTTTTGGGTTTTGGGTTATGGGTATTGGGTTGCATACCATTAGCATTGCTGTTGCTTTGCTGTGGCTTTGCTGTAGCATTACTATTCCATCTTTTGTATGCTTTTTCCCTAGCCTTTTCGCTTCTTTCATACATCTTTTCTAATTCCTCATCTATTCTGCTATGGGTATAACAATCTTCCTCTTCTCTAAAAAATAGTTTCAAGATTAATTGTACTTGTTCATTAGTTGCTTGAACTTTCATAGCTAAAAGGTCAATATCCTTAATTAATGGTTTTTCTTGGTCGTAATATAACCATAACAATTCAAGATATATACTTCTTTGTTCATGATTGAGAAAATTAGTATCTTTTTTAAAATCACCAATATGGTGTAGATAATAATTCAAAATAAATACTCCTCCGTATATAAGTTATAAAACACAATTAAATATTTTTTAACACATATTCAATCTGTATAGTTCTATAATTTGGAATTTCTCGATCTGGATGTTTTGCCCAATAAGCTACTGCTTGTGTTGATATATCAAGCGCTTTAGCTAATTCTCTACGGCTTCCGTTAAATTTTTGTACTGCTTCGTTATAGGTCATTATTTGTCCTTAATAAAAAAAATTAAAAAATACCCTGACATTTTTCTCGCTCATGCGTTTAGAGGATGTAGTCAGATTAATTAAGATTCTAATCGGTTACAAAATAGATTGCAAGTAATTTGAAAAAATATTTGCAAATACAATTTTTTTGTTATATAGTTTTATTGAAGTTAATAAATAAGGAGATAATAATTATGGAAGTACAATTTAATCAAGAACTAACATTTGAAGATAAGTATCGTAACTTTGATGTTAATTTTGTAGTATTAGCAAATGTTCGAGAAGAAAAAGTTGTCGGATACCCTACAGAAGTTATTGTAGATATTTTAGATGTTGAGGTTAGTGATGCTCGTGATGTAACACCATTTGAAAATGGTCAGAGTGTTCTTAATGACCTTAATGAAGATGATGTAGAATTTCTTAAAGATCAAGCAGTAAAGGAGGCAGTCTGATGAGTGCATCTAAAGATCAATACATGGAGTCACTACAATTCGAGTTACATTGTGTAACTAATGCTATTCTTGAGCAAAACGAAATACAAGCAAATGCAATAGCTGGTATTAAAGAAGATTTGCTAGAGTTGCATAATTACATATTGCAACAACAGCAGGAGAAAGAGAATGGTTAAAAAATTAGATTCCGTTAAAATCGGAAAAGGTGATAATACAAACGAGTATGTGATGGTGCATACTCGTATTATCGAGTTTAGAAGATTGTATCCAACAGGATCAATTTTAACTGAAATACTTTCACATGAGAATGGTATGGTTGTTATCAGATCACAAGCAATCGTTGACGGTCAAATATTAGCAACTGGTCATGCTTATGAAAAAGAAGGTAGTTCTTTTATCAATAAACAATCTTATATTGAAAATTGTGAGACAAGTAGTGTAGGTAGATGTTTAGGTATTCTTGGTATTGGTATTGAAAATGGTATTGCATCAGAGGAAGAAGTAAAAAATGCAAAACTTAACCTGAGTGAAACACCAAAAGCATTATCAGAAAATGCTGTATCGTTTTTAGCTGATAAACTTCCTAGTGCAGAAGAAAAAGTTAAAAAAGAAATATGGCAAATGCTGCACGCTTCTCATAGAGATCAACTAAGGGAAAAGACAGATGCACTCGCATCTAAGTAATACAAAACTTCGTAACTCAATCGTGACTGCTAGCCAAGCATGGTCGGCAGTCTACGAAAGACAAAAGTTATGGAGGGAAAAGACTGGTCGTGCAGAACCTTTTGAAGGTAATGAGATGACTGAATGGGGAAACGATCATGAGCATATAGCTCTTGCAGCGTTTGAAGATGAAATGAATGGTATTTGTCGTGCAGGTAATAAGCTTATAATTCATCCTGATAAACCTATTGGAGCTTCTCCAGATGGTTATTTAGGTGATATACCTGTAGAGATTAAATGTCCATTTACCCAAAAAATTTATCCAGAAATTCCAGAACGCTATAGATTTCAAATGCAGGTACAAATGTATGTAGTTGATGCTGAAGCGTGCTGGTTTTACATATGGACACCACATGAAACTTCAAAAGAGTTGGTGTTATATGATGAAAAGTTTATAGATTGGTTCATACCGAAGGCGGAAGAGTTTGTCCAGTTTGTAAAAGATGATGTTGAACCTCCTAGATATTCTAGGAAGCCTTTATATAACAAGGAGAAATAAATGGCTAGAGTAGGACTAAGTGTAAGAGTAGATGTAACTAAGATTGATAAAGAAAGATTGTATAAAGGTAAGAAAGGTACATATCTAGATTTGGTAACATTTGTTGATCTAGATAATAGAGACCAATATGACAATAATGGATTTATCAGTCAGTCAACCACTAAAGAAGAGCGTGAAGCTGGAGTGCAAACACCGATACTTGGAAATGTTAGAGTTATTGGTAATGCTTCTACAGAAACACAATCATCTGATTCATTGAATGAGCTAGAAGAAGATGTGCCCTTCTAAGGTTGTTAGGTATGTCCCTAATAAAAATTTAAAATACCTTCCAGAAGGTAAATCTATGTTTTTAACTAAATTTACTAAAAGAAAAGGAATGGTGAAGGTAGAGATAGATTTAGATTGGGTTAGAGGCCATACAAATTTGTATAAAAAATTAATGGGGAGACTATGAGCCTCCCTATTAATTACTTGTTACAAACATACATTGTAACTTCAAAGCCGAAACGCATTTCTGTTGCTGATGGTTTTGTCCACATAATTATGTCTCCTTTCGTTGAGATTTGTAATACTTGTATTACTGTTATCATTATACGCTTGAGGGATCAATAAGAGGAAAATGGAGGATTAGTTTATGCTAGTGAAATTTATTAAAATATTTATATCATTTTTAGCTATATTTCTTGCTTTAGGAATATATCTACATTATGATTTGATAAAAGAGCAACCTAGACCAGAATATATTTGTCATAAAGGTAGTTTAATTAAAGCAATGGAAATAAGTAAAATCTATTTAAAAGTTAAAGATACTCAATGTGAAATATTTGAGGATTTAATTATTATCGATAAGGAGGTAAAAAAATGAGTGACCCAATTAATCCAGACCACTATAAAAAAGGTGGTATAGAAACATTTGATGTAATAAAAGCAAAGCAGACTCAGGAAGAAACTATAGGATATTGTAAAGGCAATGAAAGAAAATATCTTGATAGAAGAGGTCTTAAAAATGCTACTAAATCAGAACGCTTGGCATGGGCAAAGCAATGCAAAGAAGAATGTCGTAAACAAAGATGGTATTTAGACCAAGAAGAAATAATTTACGATGAGATTATTGCTGAAGAAATAGCTAGTCCTGTTATGCCCAGTGAGTGGATAGAAGACCCACTGCATGACGAAGATTAAACTTGGAGGGCAGGTGTGCCACAAATGTAAACAACCTGCAAACACTTATGACAAGAAACAATGGTGGTGTGGTAGAGACTTGTCAGCACATGGGATATGTAAGAATGATAACAAGAAGAATAGCGATAGAGGGTGAATGGTTCACTGTTCAAATACATAAACACG